CTTTTGCACGTTTTATTATTAAATCTAACGACATTATTTACCTACCTTGTCAGCACCTTCAATTACAATTGGTTTCTTGTAAGGTGGCAAAACATCTTCTAATTCTCTAAGTGAATTTTTCATACACCTTCTAACACTTTCCATGTGATGAACAGTTTTAATTGCTTTTTCATAATCAGCTTTAAGTTCTTGTTCCGCTCCTAAGTCTTGACTAATCTGCTGAATTAAAGGTCTGTTTAAATCAGTTAAGTCTTTCTCAAATATCTCTCTTGGGTTTCCATCTTTATCTTGGAAACTTAAAAGAGGTTGCTCTTTTTTATTATCTACCATTATTAATCCTCCTTTGGATTGTTATATGTTTCGCAAACTTCTTTATGTGAACAGAATTTGCACCAGTCTCCAGCATTAAAGCTAGGCTCATCACCCATTGCTTCATCACAAGCTGGTTTTAGAATATGCTTACCCCAATCTGCAAGATCGATAGCTTGAATATCCCAACTTCTTATTTGCCCATCTTTATGAAAGGCTCTTTTGTTTGGTTGTATGATTGTCATTTCAATGACAGTATCTTCGTTTCCCCATCTTGTTAGACAGGCTAGTGAGTATGTCATTAACTGCTCATTCATCACTACTTCTTGAGGCCATGCACCAGACTTTAAATCTGCTACTACCATCCTATTGCTTTCGCCTAGTATGACTGCATCAGCAGTTCCCCATAGATCATCACTGATTTGTGGGGCGTTTACTTTTTCTTCTATTAATAATTTACCGTTAAGTTCTTCTGTTCGCTGATTAATATAATCAACATATATTTCAGCTATAGCAATATCATCTTTAGTAATGTCAAAACTAAAACCATCTACATCAACAGTTCTACCAAGGTAGTAATCAGCTAATGTAATACCATCTAATCTATTTTTAAGTAGAGCTTCACACATTTCGTGAACCGCAGTACCTCTAGCAGCAGCTATACTTCCTGTTCGTTCCGCTACAGCATTTATCTTTGCTGACGCAGGACACCTTATAATTCTAAACATACTACTCGGTGATAATATCGCGTGTGCCAATGTTGTACTCCTCTCTTGCTATCGCAGCCCAAAGTTCTGGACTGATGATTGATGCAATGTTTATATCTTCAACTGGAAAAAAATCTTTCTCGCTAGAATATGGACATGGTATCGCTACCTTCCAATCTGCTCTGTCTTGCCTAAACCAAAGACATGGTAATAAATCTACTTTGTTTGCTTGTCTTACAGACTGATCCCACCAGTTTTTAATATCTGATTGTGTGATTGCTTTACGTCTTTTGACTTCTATTGCATAACCTGGCATTCCTAGTAGGTCGTGACCGCCACCAAAAGTCTGAGCATAATTAACTTCAAGCTCTATGCCTAAAAGTTCTTTAATTTCATCTATGACTTCGCGCTCACCTCTACGCCCTTTGTTTCGTGCGTTGACCAAACTACTCTCCAGATACGTCTGATTTATTTTCTATTTCTACTATGTCGCTAAGACGGTATAAAACTTTGCCACCAATCTTTTGATATGTTGGGCCAGTTCCTTTTGTTCTCCAGTTCTCTAATGTTCTAGGAGAACGTAACCATCTTTTTGCTAGTTCATTCTGATCTAAAAATATTTTTTCTTCCATGTTGTTACCTATTACTTCGTGATTATGTTATTCTACTCTAAGTAAATTTAATAAAGCAAGTAACTGACAAGAAATAATAGAAATATTATTCAGATTAAATCTTCAGAAAAAATTTACAGAAAATTTATCAATAACATTTACGCATTAATAAGGAGGTAAAAATGAGTATAGATAAAGCAACAAGAGAGGAGTGGGATAAATTGGAAACAGTAAAAAAATCCAACAAGGTAGACATGGTAAACAAGCCACCGCATTACCAAGGCAAGATAGAATGTATTGATCTGATAAAAGATAGAGTTGGTTCTAATAACTTTCCAGCTTACTTAGAGGGCAACATCTGGAAATATTTATTTAGACATAAGGATAAAGAAAGCAATATAGAATGTCTGCAAAAAGCTCAATATTACTTAAACGCTTTAATTAAACACTACGAAGAACTTTAATTAGACATCATTATCTTCTGCATATAGTTACCGACATTCTGCATTTCTTCGGTGGCTATATGCTCTCTAGTTTTACGGTAACGCTCAGTAGCCTTAATGCTTTTATGTCCCATAAGAGTCTTCACATCTTCAATCTTCATTTGCTCACCTGCCATAGTACCAAAGTTATGTCTTAGATCGTGGAACGTCACATCTGGACAACCCGCAGCTTTTCTAATTTTGTTCCAAGTATGGTAAGGATATTTAACACCAAGTATTGTTTCGCTGTTTCTATCGCAAGAGTTAATGATTGCCATAGCTTGATTGTTAAGATGTATTACTCTTGGCTTACCCTGGTAGTCTGTCTTATGTTCTTCTAAGACTAATTTATTACCATCAAGATCAGACCACTTAGCACTACCAATCTCGCTAACACATCTACCACCAGTCAAGATACATAGCCTTATATACTTGATGGAATTTAAGTGTCGCTCATGTGTTTGTGACTCTATTATATTGATCTGCTTATTTATTTCAGCGAACTCTTTATCTGTTAAAGGCCTATCACGTTGCATCTCTGGGTTCTTTTTAACGTACTTTGCAGGGTTATACTTAACTAAAGACAATCTAATGCTGTTCTCAAACACAGAACTAATCAATTGCACCACCCTATTAGCTTGATACTTAGCTCTTTTACTTACTGCAATATGTAGCTTAGTTATATCACCAGTCTCAACGCTCTCTAGTTTCATCTTGCCTAAAGTATTCTTAACATCTCTATCCCACATACGTCTTGGCTCACCATCTATCTTGCCATCCTTCATCTCTACGCACTTCTTGTTATTGTTGAACAAGTCTTCTAGCTTTAGCTCAAACGCCTGGTTTAAGGTATAAGCATCAGCTTCTACTTTCTTTGCTTCTAATGGATCAATACCTTGTGCTACTTCACCAAGTATCTTTTGTGCTTTGTTTCTTGCAACACCAATAAGAATATCTGTGTTGGCTAACTTCATAACTCTTCGTCTACCATCTATCCGATAGTACACATAATATCCTGTTGGATAAATTCTAAGACCTTTCACTTTTGTATCAGTCTGGTATTGCGCCATGCTTTCCTCCATTTGCCATCCATTTGCCAAAATCAGCAGTATTGATGTGATTGTTTACCTATTAACGAGTAAATTATAAAATGAATCTTGTAAAGAAAACAAGGGTTTTTAGTAAAAAAAAGTAATGATGTGAAATTGTGTGATGGCTTGAAAACATAGTGCGCTACCAGGCTGCGCTACTCCCCGAACAGTTAAATAACCGCTAATTTCTGGGGTTTTTCAAGAGGTATGTCATGGACTGATATGCCTATTTGCCGCCCATTTGCCGAAATTATTGCATCCATAGCCTCTCTAAAACTCTCTATTGAATTAACAGCTTTCATGGGTTCGTCATGTACAGAATATTGTAGGTATTTGCAATTGTTAAAAGGTAAGAAGTAAACATTCTGGTATTTAAGATTAACCAAGGCGAATATATCAATGGTGTTTTCTTTGTACTCTCTTGACTTGCTGTGTGATCCTTTTCGTAAATCAAACCGCCAACTGTTTCTTGCTTTCTCTATATGGGTAACTGTCTTGACTTGACAGCGATACATTTGGTTATCGTATTCAAAGATTATGTCAGCGTTAGCACCATGAGGCATAACTGTTACAGTATCGGTTTCCCTTGCTATCACTGAGCAAGTTAGGTATTCGCCACTCCTACCTATTCTCTCCGTTGCTCGTGTCATGTTGGGACATGTTAGTTTTCGTTAAGTAACTGATTAAGCTGGTTTGCACCTGTTCTTATGGTTGATCCGCCTACAACATTTTGATAAGCATTTTTAATCTTGCCTGTTTCTTCTAACTGTTGCATTAGTCTTAATATTTCTAATTGTTTCTTTGGATTTTGCTCAAGCAAAACATTACCAGCACTTCTTGATGTTTTTTCTAAGGGATTAAAAATACGATCTCTGGCTTTTGTTCCTAAACCAAATATTGCTCTAATAGCTGCTGAATCTGTTACGTTACCTGATCCAGCAACAGCTAAGTCTGACATAGTCTGTGCAGCCTGGTCTGCATCAAAAAGTTTTTCTGCTGTGTTAGAGCCTCCTGTTACCTTCTGTGTGTTTTTTAATATGTTTGCTTCTCTTACTAACTTATTAATAAATTGATCTTTAGCCTCTTCATTACCAGTAAATAATATAGATATTTTTTGTTGCGTATCAGGACTGTTAAATATTTTTTTAACCACATCTTGGCTATCAGACATTCTATTAATGTCTTTTAATATTTCTTGAAATACCCCAATTCTAAAAGCGTCTTGTTCAGCATTTGTTTTAAATTTTGTAAACTGTTTGCTAAAAGATACAGATGTTGCAGATGGCTTTTTAAACTTAGCACCTAAATCAAATGCCTCCTTTAACGCAAAACCATCCGATGCTTGATTTAAAGCACTAATATATTCATCACCATTGACAGACTCTTTTAATAAATTTCTAAAATTATTAGCTATTGCTTTTCTAGGCCCAGACATTTGCTTATTAATACTTCCTTTAATGACCTGTTGAAAAGTTTTTTGGTCAGCCACTCTTTTAATTAAATCTAAGAACTCTAAAGGTAATGCTTTACTTACATCAACAACCTTTCCCTCTTCCTTTATTAATAACTTATTGAGTTTTGGTATTTCTACAGGGTTGCCACCCTTTGCAACAATTTTTTGATTATAAAGTTTTATTGCTTCGCCATAAGCGTTTTTCATAATAGGATCAGCTTCTAAATACTTATATACTTCTAAATTATTTATACTTTGATTTTTTGCGTAAGCTGTTTTGTATAAAGGGCTAAGTTTTTTGTCTACTGCCTCTACAATTTCACCAATACCAGATTGTAAATCTATTCCTTTAGTTTGAATTGTTTGATTTGCAGTATCATCCAGTGTGCTTAATACTCTAGTTGACTGTATATTTGGTGTACTGCCTGAACTCATTGATGATGCTTTTTGTTCCATTGTTCCAGTTGTTCTTTCTGTCAATGTCGTGCCAATATTCATTCCAGGTACTCTAGTATTGATACCTCTTAATTTTCTATTAACAGCATCTCCACCATAATCAGCTAATATTTCTACAGGAGTTATTCCCTCTAAAGCATCTGCTGATACGTTGTCTTGTATTTTTTGAACCACTTGCTCTACTGGTATTTCGTCAGCTGCAAATTGATCCGCAATTATTTTTATGGCTTTTTCTTCTTGTTTTGTAATATTAGTTTTTTTAGTAACTGCATTTTTTATAGCATTGTAACCAGCACCTAATACTTTTTGACCAGCGGTTAAAACACTTGGTGTTACAGCTCCGATTGCTGTACCAGCACCCGTACCAATACCTGCACCTAAAGCTCTATCAGCTACATCACCTTCACTATAACCAGCTCCAGCAACTCCACCTTGTAATGCTCCTATCTTTCCAGCTTCAAAACTTTTTGATAAAAGACCTTTTCCAGGTTGAGCAATTTTACCAGCAAATAAGGGGTTTCTTAATATTCTAGCTCCTGTTGCAGCCACTCCTGTTGAGCTTGTACCGCCTGTAAAAGGAGTTAATAATAATGATGCGGCAACAGGTAAAACAGAGCCAGTAATATCCGCTGCTAAAGCTGTCTTTGGGTTTGCTTTTTGAAATGATTTTAATTTACTTCTTGAATCTTCAACTCTTTTATCAAAAGCATCGTTAAATGATTGGTCTGAAAATACACTATCAAAAGTTGCACCTACACCAGCTCCTATTTCATCAGAAAAACCAAAAGTAAGTCCTTGCAAACCACTTCTAGCTATACCACTAGCCATTCCGACATCTGTTGTGGGTGCTTTAATTTTGCCTTCAGCTATTGATTGTTTTAACAGTTCTTGTTGTTTTTCTATTGGCAAATCATAAAAGTTGTCTGCCTCAACAATAACAGTTCCATATTTTTTTGTTTTAATTTCTGATGCCATTAATCAAGCTCTATAAATTCAAAGTCTTTTGATGTGTATTCTTTGGTTAAATCTAAGTCTCCTAGGTTAAAATCCAAACCAGCAAAAACCATACTTGGATCAAAGCCTATTGAGCTATAACTAATTTCTTTTCCTGCTCTATAATTATTATAATCTTCAGCAAGTCTATTAGCTGTTTGTGATGCTAAGTTAATCATATTTGCCTTAACTTCTGGTGTAAAACCTTTTCCTTTATTTCTGTTTACATACATCTTGAAATTTTCTAAAGCTCCTTGGAATCCACCAAATGTTGCAACCTCTCCCTCTCTTACAACCGAATCATCAAGCTGTTTTATAAACTTAATCATTAAAGCGTAAGAAGCTGCTCCATCTGCACCTTCAGCAGCATCTAATAGTTGTTGGAAATTTTTAATACCCTTATTAGCTGCCTCAAAAGTTTTTCTTTCGTCTTTTTGAGAAGTTAAAACATCAGTAGTAGTTATTTTAAATGGTGGCTCTGGTGGAATTTCTATACCACCATATACCTTTGTTCCATCATCAACATAACGATAAAAACCATCAGCAGCTTTTTCATATTTTCTATCAGATTGTTTTTTTCCTTGCTCTACTCCAGGCAATACTCTTTCGCCCGTGTCTACAAAATAATTATATCCATCAGCTCCTTTTATGGTTGTTCTTTTTGATGCTTCAGGACTTGTTACAACTCCAGGTAATACTCTAGTTCCATCAGTATAATAATTAAAACCGTCAGCACCTTTTAGTATTTTCCTTTCTGATCCCTGTGGCAAATCAATACCAACTCTCCTTCTATCTACTAATATTTTTTGCTCTGGACTTAGTAAATTATATTGCTTTTGAAATTCAACCTCTTGCTGTTCTTTTAACGTCCTAGCTTCTAACTCTTTCTGTGCTTTCAACTGCCTAGCTTCTTGGTCTGCTTTTCTTTGTGCTAGTCTGTTAGCAAACATCATAGACTGTTGCGAGTTACCAGATTGGTTTGCATTAACCATACGAAGAGTATCAGCAAAGTTTTTTAACTTCATTGATTGCTCAGCTCTTGCTCTCTGTTCCTCTTCTAGTTTTTTTTGTTCGTT